CTCAGAGCATGTCCAAGTATTCAAAGGAACCAGGATTCCCGCCAGAGATGAAAGACGGCAAGCGTGCTGCTATGCCGGTCATCAAGTGGTGGTTCGAGCATCGAGCCCCCAAAAAGCTGCAGCGTGAACTGCATGCTGACCTGAGAGCGTCACTCGGACTATCAGACGACGGGACTGCGACCGTATCTGACGACATGTCCGAGTCTGATCGGCTGGACCTGCAGTTGAAGGCGCACAAAGTTGCGCGGGCTGTCGGTGATTGCGTTTCGTTCACAGACATTCGCGGGATCGTAAGTAAGATGGCAGCGAACATCCGGCAAGCCTGCGCCGGAGTCAATGCCGTTTGCGGTCGTGATGTTCTCCCGTTATTCGATGAAGCGTTTGACGCGTTCGAGGCGGAGCTGGACCAGGAGATCGACGCTATACAGCAGGGGTCCGCATGATCGCTGCGGTTGACCCTATACGGTTCGGCAACGCCAATCGTGAGACGTATCGGCGCAATGCCATTCGTGGCCTGCGTGACGTTCTGCGATTTGCACGACCACGTAGAGTCAGACCGTTGCTCGACTTCGCTGAGCAGGAGCTGCGATATCCCACAGGTCGATTCAGAGGGCAGAAGTTCAGCCGAACATATCAGCCGGCAACGTCGTTGCTAATGGCAGAACTCAGTCGGGACCACTGGTTGCAGACGTTTGTTGTCGGTCCGCACCAGGGCGGAAAATCGTTCAGCATCATTGCGTGGATGCTCTGGTGCCTCTTCGAAAAGCAAGAGGACGTGATATTCGGTCTGCCGGACCTGGGCATGCGGTCAGCCAAATGGCGGAAGGATATTCTGCCGATGATCCAGGCGTCAGCGTATAGGACGATGCTGCCACGTTCAGGGGCTGGTTCAAAGGGCGGCGTCGCGGAAATCATCGTATTCGAAAACGGCGTCAGTCTTCAGTTCATGGGTGCAGGTGGTGGCGACACACAACGCGCCGGTGCCACGGCGAAAAACCTGATTGTCACAGAGGCAGAAGCGTTCGGCATTCGTGGCGCAGGTTCCGAGGAAGCCAGCAAATGGGAGCAGATTCAAGGGCGTGTTGCGCACTTCGCAGGTTCGGAACGGATCATTGCAGAGTCAACGGTGACCATTGAGACGGCGTTAATGTGGTCCAACTATTCCGGGGGTACGGCATCAGTCGTCGTCTGTCAGTGCCACGGCTGCAGTGAATACGTCGCTCCAGAGCGTGAACATCTTATTGGATGGCAAGACGCCAAAACGGAAGAACAGGCACGAGCTGCAGGCCGGTTCTCATGTCCAAAATGCGGGATACTTTGGAGCGAAAACGACAGGCTGAAGAATCTGCAGACGGCGGTTCTGAGACACTCAGGGCAGACGGTCACCACAGAGGGTGAGATTGTTGGTCCGGTGCCACCAACGCGAAAACTCGGGTTCAGGTTCAGTGCAGCGACAAACATGTTTTCCGATGCCGGTTCAATTGCCGTTGAGGAGTGGACGCGAGCACGAACCGAAAATAACCAGCAACGCGACAATCGAGACAGGGCGTTATTCCAGTTCCGGTTTGCACTCCCAGTTAAGCCGACAGTCATTGAGATTGACCCTCTCGATGGTCGTGTCCTGCTGCTCAGATCGATGATGCCAGGCATGGGCATTGTCCCCGATGATACGGTGAAGCTATACGGGGGCGTTGACGTTCGGAAAACTCAGGTGCATTGGACCGTGGTTGCGTTCCGGGAGTCGGCTGGACCACACGTCACAGCGTGGGGCGTCGAAACGGTCGATTCTTCATTGCTGGTCGAGGAAGGTCTCAGACTCGCATGCACAAAGTTGCAGAAGACGTTCCGCGATGGCTTCCCGATACAAGGCAGCAATGAGCTGTTGCCGGTCAGTTTGACGCTGATCGACGCGGGCTGGATGACGTGGGATATCCAGAAGATCGCTGATCAGGATGACTTTTGGATGCCGTCACAGGGATTCGGTGCGGGCATGCTGAAGTCTAAAGCCTATAGGGCACCGCGCCACATCACGGATTCATGCAGGATCATTGGTCAGGGCTTCCACGTCGCCAATGTGCAGGATCGGCTATTGGTTGAGCTCGACGCGTCCCGGTGGAAATCCAGTCTTCACCAGATGTTACGGCAGGATATCGGCAGTGCCAATGGGCTGACCATCGCAAAGACTGACGACCGTCGATTGCGGGAATACATCGCCCATTTGACGAGCGAAGCTGAGATTGAGCAGTACATCGGCGGGGAATTGACATCGACGTTTGCTGATCCTACGGGGCCGAACCACTGGCTTGACTCAAGCTATATGGCGGTCGCTGCGAAGCACGTTGACGACGAGTTGAGTGAGCTGCTGTCGGCGCAACTGCAGCCTGAGGAAGAATACGAGTGGAAGCCGGTTGTTTCCGGAGCACGGGGAGGGATGTTCGGATGATGAAAAGTGATGAAAATAAAAAGAGTTTGCCAGCACACTCTTTTTTTCCGGAGTGCCCGAACTGCGGTTCTGAGCATGCAATCCGGATTTCTGACACAGAAGTGCCGGACTATTGCGACGTAAAAGCGTCAGGAATATTTCGCTGCGGGCATTGCCGCAATGAATACGAATTTATCAAGCCTGAGCAACCACAAGTGTTTTCGCCAAAAGCTCAATGCAGCGCCTGCGGCTCATATAACACGGCTGCGGTCAAGACGGGAAAAGTCCATAGATATCACGTCTGCCTCGATCAACGCTGCCTGCGGTCATTTAAGACGATCAGACCGCATAACGAGAGACTGTCCAGGCTCTCCAATGGCAATTAATTTCCACACGATGGAACGTTGCTGCAGAATCTGACAAAAGAGTTGCATCGCGCCGCTAAGTTCCCACGCATGAGTGCGAACGTAGCGACACAGTTGAACCTATACCGCGAGCGGGCTTTGCAATGTCTGTTAGACAGCAATTACGCCGGTGCGCGAAAAAACGCGAATGCGTGCCTTCTGATTCTGTCCACGATACCGGACGGAAGTTTGGCTGGTCTATCCAGTCAGACTTGGAATCGCCAGGGGATTGTTGAGTTCTTGGTACAGATCGATCGCATGGAAGCGTCTGCCGACACATCAGAGTCCGGCGGGATGGTGCTCCAGGGATACCAGTATTCAGGCATCCGGGGGGGCTCATGCTGAGTTTCTTCAAGAGCCTGTTCAGCCGATCGACTCCAATTCCAGAATCGGAAGAGTGGGGCATTCACCAGGATCGACGTATACCGCAACAAGGTGCCGACGTTGAAGTACGGCGCTGGGATTCTGCGAGTGTCACCGATCACAACGCCCTACAGTGGGCAAACGTCACCGGGAATACAATCAACGCTGACCTTGTCAGTTATTTGCCGACTCTCATTGATCGATGCACTTTCGAGATTAGCACGAACGATACGCTGGCCGGCATGGTCTCCACGCATGCGACGGACATTGTGGGGCCCGGTGGTCCTAATTGGCAGGTCTATCCACGCAGGCCACTTGCAGAGTCTGACGAAGCGCGTAAGCAATTTGCTGCATACATCGCAGAGGCTGAGGACGTTCTTTCAGAATGGTTTGAACAGTGCCACTTCAATGAAGAGTTGTCCGGCGCAGAACTGATGCACTTGGCTGTGCAGCAGCAATGGTCCACTGGCAACGCGTTTCAGCAAATTGTCAATAAGCGATCAGACGGGGTTAATCCGATTTCAATTCGGCTGCATGACATTCACGCAGAACGGATTCTCAAGGTTCCATATTGCTCGATCGACGGCAACAAGTTCTGCCTGGGCATTGAGCGTGATGAGTACGGCAAACGCGTTAAATACGCCGTGATGAATGCAAACGATCACGGGCTGTTTGCATATGGCAACAATACAAAGTCGGTTCCTGCATCGCAGATGATCCATCATTTTCGGACGGAAGAACCGGGGCAGATCGCTGGTGTTCCGTGGTTGGCAGCGTCGCTGGATACTGTGGGCGATATCCGGCAATTCGATCAATCAACCATGAAGGCTGCACAGTTGGCGGCATCGCTGGCCATCGTGTTTGAAGACCAGTGGCAAGACACGCCAGTTGTCAAAGGGGCAGGATCAACAAATCTGAAAGTCGGACTGACTCAGGTTATGCAAGCGCCAAAGGGTAAGTCGGTCAAGCAGATTGACCCAAAGCATCCCGCGAGCAATTACACCGAGTTCCGAAACGAACGATGGCGCGACGTCGGACGCAGTGTCAACATGCCGTTGATGATCGCGAGACTCGACTCAAAGGACCATAGCTACGCGTCAGCGAGAATGGACAGGCAACTTTACTGGCGTTCTCTTGAGCGCGAGCAATTCGCAATCGAAAAGAGATTGGTCCCAGTTTTCATGCAGGTCCTGCGTGAAGCTGAGATCCGCAAGTTGATTCAGCCGCGACCAGTGCCGGTGAAGGTTGGTGGAATTTTTCAAGCTCCGCCACATGCTGACCCAAATAAGGAAGCACAGGCCCGGCAGACAGACCTGGCAACCATGTCAAAGAGTCTGATCGACATATGGGCAGAACAGGGAATCCGTCCTGCGGAAATGGCGGACAAGCTACGCCGAACGATGGAAACACTTGACCAGGTCAGGCCGGGGCTTGGGGATACCTACGTGCAGAACATGCTGAAAAACGCGGACTTGCACGCGATTACACCGGATCAATTTATTGAGTCACTGACGCAACAGGCGGCATAGGAAGCAAGTCATGGTTACATTTTTGAGAGAGAACACCAATCGAAATACTAGCGGGATTCATGAGCGCAGTGCGTCCATGCGTCAGCAAACAGCAGACGCGACGGCGTTCTCTATTGAAGCCGTATTGAGCACAGAACAGCCGGTCAGAATGTGGGACTGGGACAAGTGGGAATCGATTGATGAGATCCTACTCGCATCTGGACGAACGCTGTCCGAAACGGTGCCTCTTCTGGATTCGCATAGAACCGAAACGATCAATCGAGTTCTCGGACACGTTGAAAACGTACGAACAGAAGACGGTGACACTGTCGGCGTAATGCTGTTCGATGGCTCCGATCCGGACGCGGTTAAGGCGTTCAACAAGTACAGGGGCAACCATGCCAGCGACGTCAGCGTCGGCTACGTGGTTTCAGCATTCATGGAAGTTAAGCCGGGCGAGACTGTAACAGTCGAGGGCAGAACCTTCACTGCAGGTGCGCGACGTCTCCGAATAGCGACGGCCTGGGTTCTCAATGAGTTGTCCTGCGTTGCAAAAGGTGCAGACAGCAAAGCGAAAGTCCGCTCAGCAGACGACGAACCTAAGGCCCGAATGAGCCAGGTGACAGACGAAGAAATCTCGCAACTGCAGACGTTGCAGCGATCTGCAGCGACTCTGATTGAGTCTCGAATTGAAGCCACAAAGGAACCATCCGTTGTGATCAACATCACAAACGGAATGACAGAGCCAACGGACCGTTCCGTTGACTCAAACAAAAACCCTGCCGGTGACGGCAAATCTGAAAGGACGTCTATAATGACGACTGAAAAGAAGCCGGAACAAACCGGCGATGTTGTGAACGAGAATGAAATTCTGAAGCGTGGCGTTCAAATGGAACGCAAGCGACAGGCTGACATCAAGGCGATTTCCGATGGTGTCCGGAACGAAACGCTGACAAAGGCGTTGGACGACGCTGAATGCACCGTTGATGGTGCGAGAGCTTTGTTCCTCGCTGATCTGCAGGCGCAGCGGTCTGCCCCTCCAGCGGGATCTGATGCCCCGAACATCATCCTTTCGGGTGGTGACAAACGCCGGGAACGCGACGTCAACGTTCATTCTCTGGCTTGTGCTGTTGCTGCACGCATGGGCGTCA